TCTCAACAACGCTAATAATGATGGTTCTACTGGTGTGAAGATCAAATCCTATGAGGATTATGTAAACAACCACAGTTCTGTTTCTGTATCTTGGGAGTTCGCTGCAAAGAACCCAGGAAAGTGGGCAAACAATCTTAAGGTCTGCACCATTGACGGTGCTGCTGACCAAATCATCTCCGGTATCAGTACAACTGGCGTTGCAGTCGGTATGGGTGTCACCCAAACGATGGCAGGAAGAGTAAAAGCAGGTTCTGGATCCACTTCACTCTATGATGGAATGCTGAGAGGCATCATCACCGAGGTTGGTGTTGGTCAGATCTCAGTCAAAATTACTGATACAGTTGCTGCTAACGGAACTTCCGCCGCTGCTGGATATCAAGAAGGCGGTTCGGTAGCGTTTATCGCACCAACCACGACATCCTCAACCACTACTACTGGTATTGGTACAACTGCTGGTGTTGTCAACGAGCAAGTTGATGCTTCAATCTCTGGTATCAATACAACTTCTGCTTCTGGCGGTATCGATCAGAACATTGCAATCGGAGACGTTGTTACCGTAACTGGTGGTAATTCAACAGTTCCCGCAGATACTAAGGTTATTGCTATCGGTGCTAACACTGTATTCGTTGACAAGTCAATCACTGGTATCAGTACTGCTGGCGATGGTGCAATCTTCACCTTCACTAGATCATCTTCTACAACCACTGCTTCTGATCAACTCCGTGTTGTAACCTCTGCTGGTGTTTCAACTGCAACTTACACTTCTGCTACTCTTGCTGATTGGTATGGTAGTCAGACTCTTGGACTTACAAACTCCACAGTTTCCTGGAAGTCAATCGCACAAAAACCCGGTACTTCACAGTATGCTTCCGAGAGAAGTGCAAAGAACGATGAAATCCACGTAGTTATAGTTGACGACACTGGTTCTGTAACCGGAACTGCTGGAAACATTGTTGAGAAGTTTACTTTCCTTAGCAAGTCTTCTGACGGTACTGTATCTCCAACTGAGGCAGTATTCTATAAGAACACTATTGCTAATCTTTCCGATTACGTCTTCTCTGGAGCACACCCAACTGGTGTTTCTGGTGGACTTACTGGTGGATCCGGTCAAGCATTCACTGCAACAACTGGTGCATGGGGTGGAGTCGCACAAGGAACAACCTTCAATGTTCAGGGTGCAGTTACCTATAATCTTACTGCTGGTAAGAACTACACTGCTAATGATGGATTCTTAACCACACTTGCTGACGTTGTAAGTTCTTATGAAGTCCTCAAGAATCCTGCTGAATACAAGGTTGACTTCCTGATCAACGGTCCTTCCGGTGGAACTTCAATCTTCGATTCACAAGCAAAGGCAAACAAACTGATTGAAATTGCCGAACTTAGAAAGGATTGTATCGCTTGTATCTCACCACATACTGCTGGTGTTGTAAATGAGTCAAACTCTGATACACAAACAGAGAACATCATTAAGTTCTTCGATGCTCTGACTTCATCTTCCTACGCAGTCTTCGACTCAGGATATAAGTATACCTTCGATAGATTCAACAACGAATTCCGTTATGTTCCTTGTAACGCTGACGTTGCTGGTCTGATGGCAAGAACTTCAATCAACCAGTTCTCCTGGTTCTCACCTGCTGGTTCCGCAAGAGGAGCACTGAACGGTGCAGTCAAACTTGCTTACAATCCTTCCCAGGCACAGAGAGATCTGATTTATCCTAAGAGAATTAACCCAATCGTGGCACTGCCCGGTTCTGGAATTCAACTCTTCGGTGATAAGACTGGACTTTCCTTCGCATCTGCTTTCGATAGAATCAACGTTCGTCGTCTGTTCCTCACCATTGAGGATTCAATCGAGAGAGCAGCAAAAGATCAACTCTTTGAATTCAACGATGTTATCACTAGATCTAACTTCGTTAATATTGTTGAACCATTCCTTCGCGATGTCAAGGCAAAGAGGGGTATTACTGAGTTCGTCGTAATTTGCGATGAAACCAATAACACCCCTGACATCATTGACTCTAATCAGTTTAGAGCAGATATCTTTGTCAAACCCGCAAGATCTATCAACTTCATCGGTCTTACCTTCGTTGCTACTCGCACCGGAGTAAGTTTTGAAGAAGTCGTCGGCAACGTTTAATTCATTCACACAGTATAGAGGAAACATCTAATGGCTAACCGTAACGCCCCAAATACTAAGGATAGAACCCTTGATGCGTTTAAGGGCAGAATGATCGGTGGAGGTGCAAGACCCAATCTATTTGAGTGTGAACTGTACTTCCCTGATGACGCTATCCCCGAAGGAACCACGAAGGATGCTTTAACCGACAGAACTCGTTTCATGGTTAAGGCAGCAAACCTTCCTGCTTCTAACATCTCCCCAATTAACATTCCTTTCAGAGGTAGAAATCTGAAGGTTGCCGGAGACAGAACCTTCGATCCATGGACCATCACCATCATCAACGATGTTGACTTCAGCATCAGAACTGCTTTCGAGAGATGGATGAATCTCATCAACAAGCACGAAGACAATGCTGGTATTACAAATCCTTCTGATTATCAGCAGGATATGTATGTTAAGCAACTCGGAAGAGCACAAGTAGGTGGTGCCCAACCAACTACTGATCCACAAATTCCCGTACTTAAACAGTACAGATTCTATGGTTCATTCCCAACTAATGTCTCAGATATCCCACTGTCTTACGATAGTTCTGATACGATTGAGGAATTCTCGGTAACCATGGAAGTTCAGTGGAGTGAAGCACTGAACCCAGATGGTTCAAGTCAACTTGGCACCGGAGTATAAATAGTAGGATAATAAGTTCAATCTTGATTAATGTCTAAATTATTTGGTTTTAAACTACCAGATCCGGGGGAGAAGAATGCTTCAAAAAGCATTGTCTCCCCTGTGCCTCGTACAGAAGAGGACAAATCAGATTTCTATCTCTCCAGCGGTTTCTACGGACAATATGTAGATATCGAGGGAGTTTATAAGTCTGAACAGGATCTGATTCGTAGATACCGTGAAATGTGTCTACATCCTGAGTGTGATAGCGCGATTGAAGATATTGTAAATGAAGCAATTGTTTCAGATCTCAATGATTCTCCTGTAGAGATTGAGTTATCAAACCTTCCCGCTTCGGATAAACTCAAAGATATTATCAGAGAGGAGTTTAAAAATATTAAAAACATGATGAACTTCGACAGGAAGTCTCATGAAATTTTTAGGAATTGGTATATTGACGGAAGAATCTTCTACCATAAAGTAATCGATCTCAAAGATCCTGCTTCAGGTATCCAAGAGATTAGAAATATTGACCCACTTAAGATTCGTTTAATTCGTAAGCAAGAGAAAGGTGGACCAAATGCTCAGTCTCCTTTTGATGTTGCGAGAGGTGGAAAGGATCCTACCAATCCAGAAAGTTATAAAACACCCGAAGTAGAAGAGTATTATCTCTATGATCCAAACTCTGCACAGAGAAGTGGTAGTGGAGTATACCCAAATAGAAATGCCAAAGGTGCAGTAAAGATCTCAAAAGATGCAATTACGTTTGTAACTTCTGGACTAGTAGATAGAAATAAGCAAACAATTTTATCTTATTTGCACAAAGCAATTAAAGCACTCAATCAATTGAGAATGGTTGAAGATAGTCTTGTTATTTACAGACTATCAAGAGCACCAGAACGTAGAATTTTCTACATTGATGTTGGTAATCTACCTAAGGTAAAGGCAGAACAGTATCTGCGCGATGTGATGAATCGCTATCGCAATAAACTTGTCTACAATGCGAACACCGGAGAAATCCGTGATGACCGTAAACACATGGCAATGCTTGAGGATTTCTGGTTACCTAGAAGAGAAGGTGGTAGAGGAACTGAGATTTCTACACTGCCTGGTGGTCAAAACCTTGGAGAACTTTCTGATGTTGACTACTTCCAAACCAAACTCTACAAATCTCTGAATGTCCCTTCTAGCAGACTCGATAGTTCTGGTGGATTCAACCTTGGTCGTTCTTCTGAGATTCTGCGTGACGAACTGAAGTTTACCAAGTTTGTCGGCAGACTGCGTAAAAGATTTTCTGGAATCTTCAATGATATGTTGAAGACTCAGTTGATTTTGAAAAATATTATCACTATCGATGATTGGCAAGAACTGGAAGATCATATTCAATATGATTATCTGTATGACAATCACTTCTCTGACCTCAAAGAGAATGAACTTCTCAATGAGCAACTTGGTGTCATTGCTGCCATGGAACCCTACATGGGCAAATATTTCTCTGCACATTATGTAAGAAATAGAGTTCTTAAGCAGACTGAATCTGAAATGAAAGAGATGGATAAGCAAATCAAGAAGGAAATCAAAGAAGGTATTCTTCCTGACCCTAATGCTCCTATTGATCCCAATACTGGATTACCTATGGATTCAAATGCAGATCCAATGGGTCTTGGAGCACCTATTAATGAACCAGATTTAGAAAAAGAAGGTTCTGCAACTGATGATCCAGAGATTCGCAATGATGGTGAGATATAAATAAATAATAGTTCTTATAATTTTTGATACGAAATGGATGATTTAATGGATATGTTGGTAGGTGGTGAATCATCTCCCGCTGAGGTCAGTGACAAAATTAAAGAAATTTTGTATGCTAAGTCTTCATCTAAAATAGATGCTATCCGACCAGATATCGGTGCTGCTTTATTTGGTGACGATGAAGTAGAAGATGAAACCGATGAAGTTGTTGATGAACTTGAAGTAGAGTCCGAAGAGGACGAAGAGGAAGAAACTCAAACCGGAGACGAAGATGTTGATTAAGGTTTTAGCAGCAGAAACAGATTTAACTACTGCTGGTAATGTTGGTAGTGCAACTGTAGTTCGACTGTATAACGGTCACTCTGCTGCATTGGTTATCACAAGAACGGATTCTAGTGATGCAACCATTGGTAGTCTCACAGTAAAAAATGGTGAAACTGTTGTTCTTGAAAAAGAACCAACTGATAAATTATCTGCCGCTTCAAATGGTGGTTCAGTAAAAGTTGTAAAAGTTGCATTTAGAAACTAAGAAAATGAAACTAATCAGAGAAGAGGTTGAAACCGTAGAATTTATCACCGAAGGAAAAGGTGCTAAAAAGAAGATGTACATCGAAGGAACTTTCCTTCAAGGTGACATCAAAAACCGTAATGGCAGAATGTATCCCATCCAAACTCTTGCAAAAGAAGTTGGTAGATACAATGAAGCATACACCAACAAAGGTAGAGCACTTGGAGAACTCGGTCACCCCGATGGTCCAACTATCAACCTTGACCGTGTATCTCACAAGATTGTATGTCTTGAGCAACGTGGTTCTAACATTTACGGTAAGGCACAACTTCTCAGCACCCCAATGGGTAAGATTGCACAATCACTAATTGGTGAAGGTGTTAAACTTGGAGTTTCTTCCCGTGGTGTTGGTTCTCTGA